TTACATTCTGATAACCCTTGTAGATGTCGAGCTTAATCTCGCGAATCTTCTTCTTTAAAGTCAGAATCGGGTCTGCATCCTCAACGTAAGAAATAGCTCCGTCCGTAATAGTGTACCAAGCCTCATCAACGACATTTTCGTCAGGAACCTGCGCACTAAACTCAACTCCTGCGATACCGCTTGGGTTGTTGTCGGTAGTTAAAGACAGCTTGCGAGCGGACTTCATCTGTCCCACTTGGAAGGACAAAGAAGCGTTGTGGCTGTCCGGAATCTCTGCCAACGTATCAAAAAGGTTTGCAGTCAGATAGTCACGAACGGACTGATAAGGAGAATCCCCCTTCAATCGCGCCATAGCCTCTGCGGTCTGCAAAGCTATCAACTGCTTGCGGTAATCGTTCTCGCCACGAAGAATCTTTCTCTTCTGACGAGGAATGGAACCGGTGAGCTTGGAAAGCTCAACAGCCTTACCGCGTGCCAAAGGCTCGGAGTTAAGGTCTACATAAGTAGCCATACCCTTCAACTTGCCTTCTGCCTCCAATGCCTCGTAGGTAAAGTCAAGCTGTGCCTCATCCCAAACAAAACCCTCAATATTCAAATCGAGAGTTTCACGACCCTCTAAAGCAGACGTGTAGAACAAGTCAAACTGCTTGCTGGAATTAATTCCCAGTGTAGAGAGAATGTTGTCTATACCAAAAAATCTTGCATCCATACGTTACGCCTCCTTTATAAATAAAATTCTATCACTCAACGCGGATTCCTGTGCAGTAGTCAATGTCGCATTGCTACGAGACTGCAAAAATCTTCCGCGTGTTACCACTGTGAGGGTAGATGCAATGGTTCCTACAACTACATCCTCATAAGTTAAACCTGTCGGCTTTGAGCCGTTCAAAGTAGCCGCACCACCGGGGGAAGATACGGTCACTGGGGTGCCGGCAGGAATAACGGAACCTACCTTATAGGAAGAATCTGCCGTAAAGACAGCTCCACCGGGGTAGAACTCGCAAGTTCCGTCCCAGACGTTGATGCGCTCAACACCTACTGCGGCAACCTGCTTCTGTGAAAATTCATTTCCGTAATTAGCCATAATTGCGAATGGTTTTGTTAAACAATAGCTCCGTCCTTAAAAGACGAAACGGTTACTCCTTTTTGTCCTCCTGAATGCGACCCGTTCTCTTTAGGCTCTCCGTAAAAGTAGATACGTCCAACTCTTCTTTGTGTTGATCCTCGCCAACAAACGGCTTAGATGTATCAACGCCCTTACGAGATACCGCCTTAGTGAAATAGCTCATTGCTTTTTCCGAAAGCTCCTCCGCGGTCATTTTGCTGCCGCCAAGCTCGTAAACCTCAATGGCTCTGTCCCACGCATCATCAGCCTGCTCGGAGTACTTCTTTACGTACCCGTTGTCCTGAAACTTCGCCTTTGCCGTAACGATAGACTCTTTAGCCATTTGTTGTGTCTTGTAAGAGGTAAACTCATTCAATAGTTTCTCAAACTTTTCGTCACTCTTTGCAGTCAGCTTTTCGACCAAGCTGGTAATCAGCTCTTCCTGCGTTTTAGGCTGCGGCTTCGGCTCGTCTTCTTTTGGCGGTTGTGGCGGTGTTGGTGGAGTTTGTTCCGTCTTTTTAGCCTGCTCCTCAAGCTCCTCAATACGCTTTAAAGCCGTGCGTGTCTTGTCGCCTTCACTCTGAAACAATTTTAGCATGGACTCTGCCCCTTTGACAAAGTTGTCGATTCCCTGCTCATCCTTGATAAAAGTTTCTCCGGTAGTGGCTACCCTTTCAAATACCTCATCACTAAGCCCCAAGTTCTTGTACGCTTGTTGCAGTGCTACCTTGATTTTTTCCTTCATTTCTTGTTATCCTAAATTAAACAAAGAGAGCCGACAAACACATTGCTGCATCTATCGGCTCTCGGCTCTTTTTATTTATTAACCCTAAAAAAACTTTTCTGTCTTGACTTTCCCTCCTCTAATCGTCACGCGGATTTGACTTTTACAAGACTTGCACCAGACCCTAAAAGAGCCTTCTGCGTCCTCGTTTACGCATAAGAGTTTATGTTGGCTGCACTCACTGCAGTATATAGGGATTGTTTTCATACCGCAAAAATAGGTGTTTTTTGTTGATTATCCAAATTTTTTTCGCTATTTTTGCAGCATAAAAGCTAAAAAACTAATATGAGCATAAGAATATTAGATAAAACGATAGAGCTTCCGGAGCTATATCCGAACGTAAAACGCAAACTTAAAACAGCGAAAACGGGCGGATATGACATCGTAGGAGGTTTTAAGATACGAAAGGATATTGACATCATGCCGCAGGTTGGTATGCAGGAGGATGTGTGCGCTTGCGAGTGTAACTTGATATTCATGTGCGGTCAAGGTACCGCTGGAAAAACTTTTACGATGTACCTAAAAGCCTTGAACGGCATGGATATGTACGGCTTTACGTCACGTCTTATATCCGTTCGCGCAATGGATTCTCAAAAAGGTTCTTCAATCTATCGTGACGGAGTAACGGTGCTCGGAAATTTTGGCGGTTGCGACTACGCATCTTCCGGTACACCAACATTCGCTTACCCGAAAAACAACTCGAACTTACAGCTCATACACTCCAACTTCAATGTAGCAATACCGAAAGAATGGAAGGAGTTTCAAGACTACGCCAAGAAACAACAGTCGTCACTTATCATGGTGGATGAGTGTACGGAAATGGACTACTTCAAGATGTTTGCTTTCTGGTTCATGCGTAACCGAGATAATTCGGGTATGATACCACAAATGATTTGCTCGTTTAATCCACTATACGGACACTGGACGAACGATATGCTTATCGAATCAGGTTCGGTTGATACATCTGTTTGGCACTTAAAAAAGGATGCAATAGGCAAGGTTAAGTACTTCTATGTGCTCGGAGATGAAGCCGAAGATATTGTATGGGGTGACACAAGGGAAGAAGTCGTGCGCCGTGCAGGATTGCAAGACAACGAGGACGATTTGAAAGCAGGCATCACAAAATATGACTACGTGAAGTCTTTCGCTGTATTTACAGCTGCCGCAGCCGACAACCGAGAGCTTGTAAACGCAACAGGCGGTCAATCCGTTGCCAACCTGCACGCAGTTGGCGCAACGCAGCGTATGGTGGTCGGAGAAGCGTATTTCGGCCCCACCGAGAAAGAGACAAAAGAAGTCTCCAACAACATGATAGAGCAACTCTTTGAGAACGCCTACGATGAAGGAGGAGAGCGTTACGCAACAATGGATATTTCTTCCGGCAAAGAAGAGAACGATAAAGCTCCTATGATTATATGGGATGAGCTGTCTATCGTTGCAATCGAATGGTTTGAAGGCAAGCCAAGCGAGATGGAAGGATGGCTAAGATGTACGCTTAAAAAGCACAATGTTCCGATTGAGCACTTCGCTTTTGACGCAACAGGGCATGGATATTGGGTGCAGGCTTTCTCTTCGGGTATTCCCGTAACATGGAACAAGAAGGTAATACAAGAATACGACGAGAACGGCAATCAAGTTGCGCTCGATGAGTTCTTTAACCTGCGCTCACAGTTGCTTGGGAAAACTCGTGTGCTTATCGAAAAAGGAGACATATCCATACGCATAGACAAGAATACAGAATACTTGTACGGCAGGCGTGGGGAGAAGCGCAAGCTCATAAGCATACTCTTGGACGAATCTAACTTGTTTATCTCGCTCAAACGCAACAAAAAGACGTATTACAGAAGTACGGATGAGTTTAAACAGAAATTCAAATTCTCCCCCGACCTTATGACGACCATTGCACTGCGTGCCATTTTTGAGCTGGACGCAAGAGAAAGAAAGCATACACTGCCGGAAGTCACGGAGGACGCATACGATGAGTTCTGTATGTGCAACACAGCACTGCATCCCGTCATGGGTATTTGGCATTAAACTAATTAGTTCTATATATGAAAATTTCAGATTATCTACACAAGGAACCTTGGAAACGGAGAGTTTCGCCTGATTATAAGCCGGAACTTCCGACAAACGCCACGTTCTACGACTTTCCAGATGCAGCACTCATGGGAGGTGCAAACGTGCGTTTCTTGACGCAATCGGACTTTTTAAACGAGCTGTCCCCTGCCGCAAGAGAGATTAACAACAAGTATTGGTCTGCAAAGCCTATCAAGTCTTACGTTGAGGTGACGGACGAGAACGGAGACCCCGTTATTGACCCGAAAACGGGAAAACAGAAAAAAGAGATCCGCATTGTTGGCTTTGAAGATATGGAAACCACTCGTTGCTGTTTGGCTCGAAGATTCGCCATAGCAAAAGCTTCTCACGCCGCAGCGGACGGTTACTGGATAGGCAACGAGTCTAAGAACATGAAAGAAACATTCGACCAACTTCTTTCGTGGAAGGATTCAAGCGGACTTGATACGGCGTATTTCGAGGCAGTGCTGTCGCTGCGTCAGACGTGCGATGCTGCTATCTATCTCTACACTTCCGGGGGAAATATCGAATACAAGGTGTTCTCGTATCTTTACGGAGACGAGCTATTCCCGGGGTTTGATGAAAACCGCAAACCCTTGCTGGCCGTGGACATATACAAGGCAGGAAGTGTTGAAACATGGGTGCAGTCACTTGATAATGTTAAAGATAAATCTTGGCTATCTAAGATTAGCGGATGGGTGCGAGGTGGCATAGACTTTGTTTCGGGCAAAAAGTCCGAGGATGGTTGGACGTGCATTGCAAGCACAGATTCACAGATTACAAGTGAGCTTAACCAGTGTATATATTTCCGCGTTCCCGACCTTGCAACAGGCGATGTAGAAGAAGAAATGCGTTCTTGGGAGAGAGCTACGTCTTACATAGCCGAAGCGATGAAGTCAGACGCATTCCCCGATAAGTTCGTGAAGTCTACAAAGATAAAGGAGCTGCCAAACAGTAATGCTCACGGCAGGATATATGGAGCCACGGGTACGGTAGATGAACTGAAAGTTGCCGATGTTAAGACGATTGATTCGGGCGACATGAGCAACATTGCAACCGTGAACATCAAAACAAAGATGGATAATATTCTGCACGGCTCAATGTCCGTTATCATAGAACCCGAAATTTTAAAATCGGGAGCTGATTCTTCCAGCGCACTGCGATTGATGTTTACGAGCGAGATTCAGTGCGCACAGGAGTTTTGGGTCCATATTGCCCCCGGGGTTCGTTACATGACGGAAGTCTTTAAATATCTTGTTGCAAAGGTAGAGAAAGACGAGAAGTTTGCTATGCTGCGAACGTCAGTAGGGCAGAATATTTGGGTACCGCAGAACACATCCGAAAAGGTGGAGAACACTACGAAACTTGTGTACGCAGGTATTCTTTCAAGAGATAGCGCACGCAGTGAAATGGATATGCAATACCCGGACGACGACAAGCGCGTTATCTCGGATTTGGATGCCGACACATACAGAAAGACGTATCAAGCTTTGAAAGCACAGGCGGACGCAAAACGAGAGTTCGGAGATTTGCTTGATAGCACGTCTACAAAAACGGATGATACGGACGATAAGAACGATGAGGAAAACACCGACACGGTGGATAATCGTTCTGTAACAAAAACAGCAGAGTAGTGTATGGGAAAGTTTAGAACATTGCCGCCGGAGCCCGCTACGGGAGACTTCTCTATCCTTACAAAGGAAGAAAAGAACTGCCTAAACTACTGGGTGGCTTTCGGTAGCAGTAAAGACTTTGCATTTAAGCTTTTCCTTAAAGAAAAGAAGGGGTTGGATAGCGCATCCCCTTCTCTTCTTCGTAGAGCTACGCAGCAGTTCTTCGAGAGTGCAATAGCGATAAAATACGCAGAAGCATACAAAGCGGAACTATCCGGAGAAAACGAAAAAGCACGCAAGGAGGAAACGAAAGAGGAACGTGATCAGAAAAGGTTGAAGTCCTTAAACAAAGTGGTGGACTATGTTGTTGAGAACATCAATCATATAGAGGAGTTTGACGACCCGACAGTGCTATTAAAGCTTGCCGATAAAGTAGGTTTCTTTGGCGATGGTGACGAAAGACTGGAAGCACCAAGGCGATACCTACCTGCTACGTGTTCTCGCTGTCGTATGCGTCTTTTTGTCGAGCAAGCCAAAAAAGAGGAAAAGCTCATAGATGATTGCGATTACTGCAAGTACAAGAAGCGATGTAACGATGAAGGTGTTTCGTACTCCGACAAGGATATGCTCGACATACCCGATGTTGTGATTGAAAAGAAAGGACTTAAACATTATGAAGTTATAGATGGTGAAGAAGAAGATTAGAAGATATGGTGTTCCGTACATGGGCAGCAAGTCACGCATAGCCGAAAAGATTCTAAGTGTGTTGCCGCAGGGAGAAAGATTTGTGGACTTGTTCGCAGGAGGTTGCGCTATGAGCCACGCTGCGCTTGTGTCGGGAATGTACAGACGTGTGCTTATGAACGATATTACGGACGCACCCAAGCTGTTCATGGACGCAATTGCAGGCAAGTACACTACAAAGACGGAAACTCGGTGGATTAGTCGAGAGGATTTCTTTCGCCTTAAAGACACCGACCCATACGTGCGCCTTTGTTGGAGCTTTGGAAACGACCAAAAGACGTATCTTTACGGCAAGCACACTGAAAAGTATAAGAAAGCATTCCATTACGCCGTTGTTCTGGGCGATTACGAGCCAATGAAAGCATTCGGGATGGACTGGAGTAGTATGGATAGTATAGACGATATTGGAGAGCGTAGAATGTACGTAAAACACCACATCCTGCCATATTACAAAGAGCAAGGTTTGATTCAAAAGCAAGGTTCGCACTACGCCTTTACGCACGAAAACAATATTGATAACCTTGAACGCTTGCAATCGCTTGAACGCTTGCAATCGCTTGAAAGCTTGCAATCGCTTGAAAGCTTGGAAACGCTGGAGCGGTTGGAAACGCTGGAGCGGTTGGAAACGCTGGAGCGGTTGGAAACGCTGGAGCGGAAAGAGACTGACTACTCGTCAGTCTCTTTCCTTGAAGGTGACGTAATCTATGCCGACCCACCATACAAAGGAACATCAAAGTACAAGGACAAGTTCGACAGCGGCAGGTTCTTTTCTTGGGTGCGAGAACAAACCGTGCCTATCTATATAAGTGAGTATAATGCCCCGAAAGACTTTGTTCCGATAGCAGAGATTCAACTTAACTCGACCAAATGCGCTACAAACAACGCAAAAAGAGTTACGGAACGAGTATTTTTGCACGAGAAATTTTGCAATTCTCATATATTTTAGTACTTTTGCTTCGTGTTTTTCATGGAGTGTTAATTTTTCCCCGAAGAAGTCGTGAGATTTTTTCGGGTTTTTCTTTGCCGTTTCAAAATAAATGCCTATCTTTGCACTATCATTTTTAATTATATCAATAAGAATTTTGTGTGGTTGTCAGCCGTTGGGAAACGTAAGGCAACTTTTATGTTGAGTTTATTATTTTTGAATCCATATTGCTTTAGGCAGGTGTCGGAGCTTTTCTTCCGACCCTGTCTTTTAAAAAGAAAGGCACAAACATTTTTTCTTCATACTATCAGGGTGTGAGAGTTTCGACTTTCACACCCTTACTGTATATAAACAAAAAACTCCCAACGCATCACTGCGGAGGGAGACGAAAAGAAAATATGATAAAAATATTCAATGAAACATCGTAAGAAAAAGACACCCCCGATAATCGCAACGGAGGTGTACTAAATTAACCTTATGAGTCAAACAATGAAAAAACCTGCGTATCTCTACGCTAATTTCTTACACACTTATCTAAAATGGCAATTCACCAGAAGTTGGTTTCTGATCTTGACTTGCAGGAGCTACCGCAGGAGCAGGCTGCTGATGCTCGTAGTCCCACTTATAGCAAGTTACATTGGTGTACCACTTGCCGTTGTACTCACGGGATATGACATCAATGTAAAACGTTCCATGGTCTCCAACCGCAAACTTTGCGAAATCTTCCGCACGGTTTAAGTTATCCATGGCAATAGTCTTTTCGTATTGTCCGTCTTGGATACTAACAACAATGGTTGCTTTCTTCCATTCCTTACCCGACTGGCTCGTGCCACTCTGTAAGGGCAGGACTTGTTTTACTGTTCCTTGTATAACTATTTCACTCATAGTGTAGATATTTGTTTATAAAGTTCTTAAAATCATCCACCGAACGAATAAGGGTGTACTTATAACCCTTCTCTTCGACTTTTGCCTGAAACTCTTTTTGAGTATCTGACTGTCTGCCTATCGGTGTCTTAAACTCAATGCAGGCTGCATGGTATCCATCACTCGGAATCATCAATATAGTATCTGAAACACCACTGACGCATCCCATAGTACGCCTTTTTGAGCCTTCTCGAAGTTGAGCCTGCTTATCCATGTATGAGCTTGTTGAAAGCTCGTTTGGAACACAAAAGTACAACATCCTTGTCTCCGGATGTTCGTTCCAAAGCCAACGGACGCACTCGCTTTGTATCTTCGCTTCGTCCGAGCCATGCGAGCGTTTTTTCTTTGGTGCAGTGCCTGCTTCTTGAATCATGGCACAAAGTTACGTTATTTTTTGGTAGTAAACAAATTTTTTCGTAATTTTGTGCCGATGATTTCTCTCTCTTAGTTAGATTTTTTGTTTTGCATGGGAAGGAGGCTTATTTAAGTCTCCTTTTTGCGTTTAATCTTGCTGCCAAATTGTTTCATAAAGACAAAGTAGTACTTGTTTGCATCATACTCCGTTTTGTCTTTGTTCATTGAAAGATAACCTTTTACGAACGCTTTCTTCATATTGTCGGTATTGGCAAGGCAAAGCGATATGAGGATTCTTGACATTTTCCAGCCTTCCAAGCGTTTCTTGCAGCAATACTGTTCAATGGAATCTTCCGAATTTTCAATCACCTCTTCAAGCTGGCATTGGTAGTCCCATTCTTTATCTGACAAAACTT